GGGATCGCAACGTTGCCGTTCAGTCCCGTTAAAAACTGCGCGCCGAGGGTGTTGAGTACCATCTTGTTACGCAGCACGTCGATGAACGAAGCGGCCAGCAGATCGGTGGCGACGGTGTTACCCGCCTTCGCCGTGCCGGAAGCCGTCGAAGTCGTCAGATCACGCTTGTACAGCACGTCCACCGGAACGAGCAGGCCACGCGAGGTGCGGCCTTCCTTGCGAGCAGCGGCCTCGGAAACCTCAAACTCGAAACGAGCGGCTTCCTGCGCGGCACGATCCTGCGGGTTCGCAAGAGCGCGAATGGCCTTCACGAACGAGAAAGCGCGAACTTCCCTGTCCGACAGGCCGACTTCCATATCGACGTTCAGCGGCTTGGAGGCCACCTTGTCGAGCAGGGCACCACGAAACTGCTCAATCGACGCGCCATCACGAATAGCGGACTCGCCGAATTCGCGCTGACCGTGTCGACGGGCAAGATCAAGAATAGCCGCAACGCGCTCGCGCTCGGCCTTTGCAGCGCCCTCTCGGGCGATATTGATATCTTCCATTTTTGTCTCCTTAAGAAAAATTATAGGTTCAGCAGCCAGAGCCGGTGCGGGCGATTCCAAAGAACGCCCGACGCCAACGCTCGTGTCTGCCGGAATTGAAACGATGCTGATCTCAAGAGGCATCCAACGGGTCGCGCGGTAAATCTCCCGATCACCTTGCTTCCCATCGCTCACCATCTCGTTGATGACGTAGCCGACAGACACGTTCGACCGTATTCCATCTTTCACGTCTTGATAGATTTCCTCGGCCCTTGCACTTTTCCCAAAGCGCACAACCGCCCGCGCCACGCGGTCAGTCCCGAGGTTGATCTGCTCCACGACTCCGACTTGATCGGATATCTCGTGATCCACTAGAAGCGGCGCGCGGCCACTTCCAATAAATTCTGTGTTGATTGCATCGGGCGAGTGATCGAGCACTTCTATGCCCCAGCCACGATCCACCGCCATCTCGCTCGAAAAAGCCAGCGTCGCGCGACGGTCATCTGTGACTACGCGCTCAAACACCGCCGAGCGAAACACGCGATCTGCTGGCCCTTTGCGCTTGGCTGGCCCGACGTAATCGGGATCATCTGGTTCGTGACCGTAGATATCCTTCGGGCGCTCGGCCTCTGCCACAACTTCTGCGGCTTCTTCGGCGGCTTCCTCGAAAGCCTCGATCTGTTCATCGGCCTCTTCGCTTTCGTCCATGTCGTATTCTGACTTGGCGAAAGTCACTGTCACCGTCGCCTCGTCCTCGACGACAGCGATCACATGGCGCTTTGCTATCTTGTCCATATTTCGGCCCTCATCTTCTCGATCCAATTCTTCGTTTTTGCGATTAGCCCAGGCTTGGCCGGGATCTCCACCCCAGAGTGCCCAGGCGATACGACCCGCCGACGGGTAGCCTTCTTCGCCGGGGCTGAAGCCCTCGGCTTCTTTGTCAACTTCATGTCGCGCAAAGTAACTCACCATCCTGCGGATCGTTTCGGGCGAAAGATTCGTCCGATTCTTAATGTCACGCGCGCGAGCGACACCGACCGCTGTGCCTCCGCGCCCAAATTCTTCACGCCAGTCGAGGCCACGCTCGGCCTCTGCTGCCATCGCTTCTGTCGGCTGTAAGTCAACTGCCATTCATTCCAACCTCAAGAACGATTCTGCGCTCGTCGTCAATGTGAGTGCAACCACGCGCACAGTGCCGTCGCTGCCCTTGACCTTAATTGTGAGCGTCGAGTTGTCTGTCACTTCAAATACCATATCGCCATTGCTGGCTGGTGTTGCACTCGCAGCGGGCTGATACGTCACCGCGCCAATGCTGCCGCCCGTAATCGCTATGGCGCTCGCATTCTGCGTGGACATCGTGCCGAGACCGCTGACCGCCGTGTTTGCGATTGCGATATTCGTATTCGATGCGGCAGTCAGTCGGCCCTGCGCATCTACTGTGAACGTGCCGACTTGCGAGGCCGAGCCATACGCTGCTGCCGTCACCGCGGTGTTAGCGAGCGCAATCGACCGATTCGCAGTCAGATCGCCGCCACCGCTCAAGCCAGTACCAGCCGAAATCGTGATGCTCGATGCCGCAGCGCCAAGAGCCGTCAATGCAGCCCCCGCCGTCGTCGCGCCCGTACCGCCGTTCGCCACGGCGACCGTGCCAGTGACGTTTGCAGCCGTGCCAGTCGTGCTTTGATTAAGCGTCGGCACATCGCCCGCTTGAATCGTGGACATTAGCACGTTCGTGCCGTTTCCGCGAAGATATGCTCCGCTCGTTACAGCGCCAGCAAACGCATTCATGGCGGCTTGCGCCGATGTCTGCCCGCTGCCGCCGTTGGCAATGGCTACCGTGCCGGTGACATTGGATGCCGTGCCGGTCGTATTCTGATTCAAAGTCGGCACGTCACCGACTTGGATAGCCGACATCACTATATTCGTGCCGTTGCCGCGCAGATACTGACCGCTTGTCACAGCACCAGCAAACGCATTCATCGCAGACTGCGCGGAGGTTTGCCCTGTGCCACCATTATCGACGGCAAGAGTTCCGGCCAGGGTAATAGTCCCAGCGCCTGTAATCGGCCCTCCGCTCATTGTAAGGCCGGTCGTACCGCCACTGACATCAATGCTCGTGACCGTGCCGACACCACCAGCCGGAATCCACTCAACATCTGTTGCGCCGCTCGTGACTGCGAGCACCTTGCCCGCGTTGCTGGCGTAGGCTGGCAGCAGATTCGTTCGCGCACCCGATGCGCTCGATGCGCCCGTGCCGCCATCGGCTACCGCAAGATCAGTAATGCCCGAAATGCTGCCGCCGCTGATCGTGCCGCCGCTGATCAAAACGTTGTTGGCATTCTGGGTTGACATGGTGCCAAGTCCAGAAACCGCCGTGTTCGCAATCGCAATTGCGGTATTCGCCGCTGCGGTCAGTCGTCCTTGTGCATCGACCGTGAAGGTCGGAACCTGTGACGCTGATCCATACGCCGCTGCGGTCACGGCTGTGTTGTCGAGGCTGATCGTGCCCGAGGCTGTGATCGGCCCACCCGTCAGTCCTGTGCCCGTTGCGACGCTGGTTACGGTACCAACTTGCGGCGCAGCAATCGTAATACTGCCCGCGCCGTTCGTAATCGTGATGCCAGCGCCAGCAGTAAGATTGGCATTTTTCCAGAGCGAGGTCGATGCGTCATAAATGATTAACTGCCCATTGGCGGGTGAGTTGATCTGTACGTCGTGGATTTCATCCAGTTCGTACCCGTTTTGCACCTTGACGTAAATTTGACCGTTACCCGCATTGGCGCGCTCGACGACTCCAATGTAAACCAAATGGTTTGGAGCGTATGGCTTCGTCGCAGTCAGCGTGCCAGCAGTCGCGCCGAGGTACAGCGTATCGCCCTCGTTATAGGCAGTGGTGTTGATCTTATCGAGTACGCCTTGACAGATAACTAAACCATTCGCACCCTGCGCGATATTTTCCGCCGCAAGTCCAAATGTCTTAGCCGATGTTGCATCGCTAGTGTTGTATGCCAGTTTGACCGACGCTTTGTTGCCGGTCGCTTCATAAAGATAGACTGGCTTGCCCTTATCAATTTGAAACGACTCGGCATTGTGCACATAGGCATACAGCGTCTGCCCAAGTTCAGCCTGGACATTGCCGCCCACCATGCCGATCTGCACAGTGCCAGTGTCAGCGTTCCACGCTATTCGACGCTCGGCATCCGCAGCGCCAACCGCTGCAAAGTCAATATGCGTCGGCGTAGCAATGCCGCCGGTCAACCCATTCATCGAAGTGATGTCGCTGTTTGCGCCCTTCTTCGCCGCTTCCGGCCAGCCGGTGCGAACGATCACCTCGGTTTCGCTTTCCTCGATGATGACCGAGTTTAATTGCTCATCAACATTTACACTTGTGCTCACCGAGTAACCTCCGCGTCCACGGTGAAGCATCCTTGGATGAGGCGCGTTACCGTACCGCCGCTCGACACCACCTCAAGGTCATACACGTATTCGCCCGCAGTCACCGCAGCCGTATCGGTCGCAGAGACTAAAAGCGTGATCGTGCCCGCAGCGCCGCCAAGTGTGATGCGGCTGTTTTCTGTGGTAAGAGACAGCAGCACAGTCGAAGAGTCAGCCGTCGCACGCACTTGCATCCGCGCAGTGTAACTCGTCAAATTCACCGGATTGGCCGATGAGTCCTGCCAAGTCAAAATGCGTGTAAAGGTTGCGCCTTGATCGCAAACGATGTCGTAGTTAGCCGCCATTCGCCACCTCCGACGGGATCGGTGACGTACCACCAGGCAATGTCACGCCAAACGTGGCGATCATTTCTTCTTCGGCTTGTCGCTCGCGCATCACATCCTCGATGTCTAATCCGCGCTCGGCAAGCGCCTGTGTGCGCGTCATCAGTCCGTTGTTAATGGCGACAATCTGCGCCTCGGCCTCGTTGCGCGGGTCTACCCACTGCCAGCCGCGCGGTACCCATTGAGTCGCACTAAATTTTACGAACTTGCCAGCAGGAAGATTTACTACGCCCGCATCGAGCGTCTGCCGCAGCCAGCGCAGATACACAGGCTGGCAGAAATGCTCGATCACCCAGTTCTGCACCATGCGCCAGTGATCGCGCTCCTCGAGCAAGCCCTGTCGAATGCTCGAGTACGATACCGCCTCAAGGTCATTTGCTAGCGATGTGTACGACACACCAAGCCCCGAGGCAATACCGCGCAGCATCGCCTTCTCGAAGTCACGAAACGCCGTGCTCGGATGCTGCGGATCATAAGACTTGAAATCGACACCGGCTGGCAACTGCGCGAATTGTCCTGGCTGCACGTCCATCGACAGCGAGCCGTCGGGATTGTTGCCATCGCCTTGATACTCATCGCCGCTTTCGCTGACAAAAAATCCCATCTTGCTGGCCGAGATGCGCGCGGCGACCAGTTCCGCCTCCTCGTACCCGCCGAGCATCTTGAGGCGCGTCATCGCTGTTGCCGTCCACGGCGAGCCGCGATTCTGCCCGATGCGATCCGGTCGGAATGCGTGAATCATCCGGTCAGCCGGTATGCGCTCGGTGCGCGGATTGGTGCTGCCGATCTGGTAGTCATCTGGCGGGCGCACGCGAACGTGATACGCAACCGGCCTACCCGCAGCATCGACCTCGATGCCCATGCGAATCTGTCCGCCATTGGCGAGAATCTCATTCTTTTCTTGATCCACTAAATCGGGATCAAGAAACTGCAACCGAAATCGGAATGGGTTTGCATTGTCATCGACAAACAGCACAAAGCATTCGCCATCGCGCGCGACCGATTCGATGAACACGCGCTGCGCGTCGATCCACGACAGCCGACCATCGACGGTGCATACGCCAGGTTGTCCCCATGCGTAAAACGCAGCCTCGAGTTGCTGGTTCGCAATCTGATCGAGTGCGCCGGTCAACTCTCGCGCACGCACTTGCAGCGTGATGCCCTTCGGCCCAACTACGTTGGTCGATACCAGATTCAGATATCGCCGCGCGTAGTCATTGTTTTGACACAGATCGCGCGACCGCGCGCGCATCGCTCGCAGAGCGTATCGCAGATCGCTATCGGCAGTCTTTGTTTGCGTCATCCAGTCGCTAAACAATCGCCCCGTGTTTGCGGCTTCAAATCCGCGTTTGCGAGAGGGCTTCGGCGTGCGCTTGAAAATGTCCAATATGCTCATGCCGAAAACCTCACGCGAATGGTGGCATTGGTGCCGAGACCTTTGCGAATCTGCTCGGCTCGCTGCTCGCGTACCACCTCGCCCTTCAGCCGCTCGCGCTCGACGTAAAGGTCAGCGCGATTCCACCGCGACAGCGACCGACCCGCAATCGAGTAGGACGCGGCTGCAATGTTGGTCGAATCTTTAAGATACGCCTCGATGTTGTCGAGAGCGACCTGTGCGAACGAACGCGGATCGACCGAATCTGTACTGCGATTCGGTGCAACATCGAAAAAGCCGCGATCAATTTCGATGCGAGCGGAGTCCGCGGTGCGCGTAATGTATGCCACCCAATGGTAGCGCCCCGGCTCGTAATCGTCTGTCGTCGTCGAGGCTACTTCGACCGTGTATGCTGTAGTCGATCCTGTCGTGCTAATCGCA